CATGGCGCGAGCGCCAGAAGCAACAGCGGTAGTAGCAGAGCAAACAACACCCTTGAACACTTGGTCAGGGTCGTCAGCAACAATAGCCACTGCATCACCAGCCGCAGTTGATGCGGGCCAGTATTGCTGAAATTGCTTTTGTTTTGTGACGGGGTTGGTAAACGAGCATCCCAAGAAGATACCAGTTTGATTACCTGCCGTGCCAGTAGACACAGACAAGCGCACGATTTCACCACGAGACAGTCCTACGTAATCACCGTAGAAAATGTTCGTAGAGTAACCGTTAGTGATCGGGTATTCACGAGTAGAACCCGCAAATACCTGACCTCCAATCAAGTTGATTGGCTTTAGCCCGTAGGGGGCATCAATAACCGGATAAGCCATAAAGGACTCCTAAAATAAAGTTTAAATCCGTCCACGCGTTGAACTGGAACGTTTTTCCATAGTCAACGGCATTCGCGGGTCACTCTGACGCATAAAACTGTTGTCTACCGCTTCCATCTGTGCTTGCGATTGCCCGGTGTAGTACTCAAACATGCCTTCAGAGATTTCAGTGGGTATCTTGCAGAGCATGAGACCACCAATTTCAATATTGCCTGTCTTTTCGTTTCCTTGGAGCATTAGCTCCGGGTAATCAATTGCCTTACATGGAACATATCCGTCTCTGAGTTTGCGAGACATATTCGTTGGTTCAATTTGACCAAGAAGATGAGTCATAACCCAGCGGTGTGTGAAACCGGGGATAGGGTTCGGGTCTGGCAATGCGCTAGAGGGCCGATAAACAAAACGAGCACCTTTTTCACGGGTGGATAGGTCACGAGAATCACGAGTTGCCATTTGAGGCCTCCAATTTAGCTACTTGAGCAGCGTATTGCTGCGGGGTTAATCCAAACTTCCTAGCCAACGCCATAGCGGTGCTAGTCATCTGAACCTTTTTTACGCCCGATGAACGAGCAGCGGGCGCAACAACCGAAGTAGGTCGTCTGGAAGACTCTCTAGACTTCTCATTCCCAAATACCTCTGGGAACTTGTCTCGTATGCGAGTATCGATTGCCTCAAAATACTCGTCGCTTCGCGGGTCTACACCCGAATTCACTAGTTTTTGGTGCAGCCCTAGTGAGTAGCTGGTAACTTCTTCAAATCCCTCAGAACCAAACCACTGGTTTTTTGCTTGCCAGCGCAAGGTTTTGGCATCTGCCTTGGTTTCAGTTGGCTGTTGGACTTGTCGCGGGGCTTCTTCACGCTCTTCCTGACGGATTTGCTGTCGAGAACCCTTGATAGCGGCGATTTTCATCTTCGCTTCTAGCAACGCTTCTTGCGCAGCCAGTATAGCATCAGAATCAAACGCCTCTTGGGCAACTTTATACTGTTTCCGGGCGTTTTCTAGCTCGTTTTCCGCCAATTGGACGGATTGCTGCTGAAATTGCTGGCTTCCATCGCTAACATGCTTGCGTAATTGTTGATTTTCAGCAACAACCTGCCTTGCCATGTTCTCAAGCTCCAGCTTTTCGCGCATAAGAGCTTCTTTTGCACGGCGTTCATCGTGTCGGGCGTGGGTTAATTCCTTAATCCGCACCTTAACTTTGTCACCGTATGAGGCAATTTCCTCATCCGTAGGGTCTTCAACCTCTTTCTCCAAGGCTTTGCGGCCTCGGTCTGCTGGAGGGGTATCGTCTACGACTTCAATCTCAATTTCATCTGCATTAGATTCAATCTCAACTGTCTTTTCGTCTTCCAACTCATCTGGAAATTTAAACTCTGACATGGTATCTCCTTAAACGTGGGTGATTCCACGGGGGTCTTGCACAACACCTTCAACTTGGTCATCGTTGATTAAGCGCATTTCCTGACCGTACATCTTGAATCGCGTACCTGCGTAGGTGCGAACCATGATGAAGTCACCCTGCTTGCACCAAGGCCCGCTGGGAAACTTTTCTTTGTCGGAATATGCGTCTGGGCCAACTTTGACCACGAACAGAACTGCTGTGGTTACTTCTTCGCGCTTCATCATGTCTTTTGACTTGAGGAAGTTTGTGCCTTCAATCGTTTCGTCGATTGCGGGCAGCACACATAACAGCTTGTACCCAGATGGCTCTGGAAGCTGCTTGGCTTTTTCTGCGTCTGTCATTGTTGCGTCAGGTTCTTCTGACGTTTGGATTGGCGCGGGCATTACTACCCCCGGAGGCAAAATGATTTTACTCATCTGATTCTTCAACTTTCTTTAGCAAGGCCAATAGGTGGGACTCTGCGATGGCTAGGCCCTGAATAACCCCGCACAGTTTTCTATACTCATCAAAGGACGAACAGGCCCCACCAGCCAAGTCGTCTGCATAATTGTTCATGTCAATGCGTATTTGTTCGCGCAATACGCGTGCGAAGTTTTGAATCATGGTTCACCTTGGTTTAGTTGAGTTTGGTCTTTGGCTATCTGGGCTCCTAGTTTCACGCCAGAACTCTCTTGGTCAAACTTCTGCTTGGCTTGAGACTCCCGAATAGAAGCTCCAACTTTGACACCTTCCAACTGCATACGAGCAGCAGATTCTTCCTTGCGCAGGTTATTAGCGTCTGCCTTGGCAGAGGCTTCCAGAACCATTTTTTGTTTCTCCAGTTCAAGCTTTGCCTGCTCGATTGCAAAGTCTTGCTGAACCTTCTGAGCTTCCAGTTGCAGACCACCTTGTTTCAGGGCAAGCTCTTGCTGCTGCATCATCACCATCGGGTCTTGAGCCTGCTGTTGAGCTTGTTGTTGTTGGGCTTGCTGTTGGTTTAGCTGTAAGGCTTGTTGAGCGGCCCTAGCCATCATTTCAGACAGAGCTTGTTCAATCTGCGGTGGCAGGTCTTCATCCTCTGGAGGTAGAGTCAGTCCCAGTTGGGCTTCAATCTGTTTGCGGTACTGATATCCCGCATGTTCTGCGAGGTGAGCCATCATGGCTGCTTGGATTGCAGGAGCACGGGGGTTCTGTCCAATGGTTGCCATAATCATTGGGTCTTGCAGCATAGCCATATGCACTGCAATGTGTGATTGGTGGTCTTGATTCAAGAATGCCTTGATTGGCTCTCCTTTTAAGACTGCCATATTCTCCGTAACGGGGTCACGGGGTTTCTGGTCGTCTGGGAGCTTGACTAGCTTCTCTGCATTCTTAATTCCCAAGACCTCCAACATCCGGCGGTGGAGTTGTGGCATGTCATAGATGTCAGGAGCCATCTGCGCCATCTGAATCACAGCTTGATACTGAACCACCCGCTGGCTCATCGTTGCTGCGTTAGGGTCGCTTACGGGGATGATTTCCACGTACTCGTAGTCAGCCTTCTTGGCACTGCGATTGGATGTGTCAGGGTCGTAGTCGTAGTTGGGGTCTGTGTAGTCTGCAATAATTTCAGCGAGGAGACCCAACTCCTGTTTAAACGTGTAATGAAGGCGGGCTTGTACTGCCGTCATCACCTTCAGTTGACGTTCCAGAATTGCCAGAGTTGTGCCGACCGGGGATTGGGCGGACATGTCGCTGACCTTGATGTCTGCTGTCGCCGCAAAGCGACGGCCTTCATCAACGATGGTTCCCAATAGGGCTGCAAGGACTTGACTAGGTTCCTTGTAAGGCAGGGGCAGGATGTTGTCCCGCAAAGCGCCCGAACCGATATCTACATCACGGAACTCTCCCGGCTGGATGGGGGTGTCGTCTCCCTTAATCCGTAGACCACGGGACTTCAATCCGCCCGGAAGGTTGGACAGAGTTCCTGCATCGATAAGCTGACGCATGATGCTGGTGGCGCTCTTGGCGAATCCACCGATGAGGTGGAACAGACCAAATCCGTAAGCTCCGAATCCGGGGATGTATTGGTAATGGACGAAGTGTTGGCGCTTTAAACGCAGTTCGTCGTCCGGCTCCCAGTTGCGGCGGATAGCCAGAACATCGTTTGTCCCCTTGATAAAAGTTACGACGTAGGGGAGTCCAATCTCTGTCTCTTCCCCGTCGGAGTTGGTGTCCTCATATCCGGGGATGTCTAGGTCTGCGTGAACTTCGTAGATGGTGTAGCGGTCATCGTTTAAATCACTAAAGCCGGTCTCTTTGTCCTTGGCTTGTTTAATGTCGCTTCTGTCCTTCGTTGGTTCACCCAACTCCACATCCCGATAGAAACCGCTCTCCTGCAATTTCATAATCTCGTTCTTGGTCTTACGCATGACATGCGTTAAACGATAGCAGGTGTCTAGGTCGGTCGTTCCATAGGGGAGGATGATGTCCTCTGCGGGGACAAACATGGAGACTTGTCGCCCTAGATTGGGGTCGTAGTAAACCTTCTTGAACGCAGAACCGGTGGCGGGGAGACTCCACAGCATCCGCTCATGTTCGGGACGGAACTCACGCATCACCTCGGTGAGTTCATAGTTCATGTCTTCCTCAACACGAACTGCTGCTTCCTTCTTCTCCGGTGTCTCTTTACCAATAATCTTTGTACGTACAGGCCCTTGGGCCGGGAACATCTCTGTGATGGTTTCTGACTGGAATCTGACAACTGCCTCAGTAATCATGGGATGGAACACCCCAGATGCTCCTTGCCAAGGCTCTGTTCTTTCTTCAAACTGAAGCCCCAGTAGCTTTAAACCATCGGTGTAAGCCTTCTCCCAGTCTTTACGACTGTTCCGGTCATTTTCAATGTCTTCATCCAAGTCACTTGCAATGGATTGGAGGTCTCCATCGTCTATAAGCTCTGCAAGGTTTTGACCAAACTCGTCTTCATCCTCACCGGGGATGATGGAGATGTCCAAGTCCCCCATATGAATATTCACCGCCTCGGGGTCAACAATCTCAATCTCAATGGGCTCTTCATCTTGGGCTAGTTGCTCTATGCCCATCGGTGCTTGGTACAAACCCTTATCTACATTGGTAGCCATATACGTCCTTAGTAATATTCATACTTGCGACGGAAGATGGGCTCATCATCCTGTTCGTCGGAAGCAATCTGGATAAACCCACCTTGGCGAAACCTCATCAAAGCTTGGCTGCTTGAGTCCACCAAGTCATCGTTATCGCCGTTTGGAAATGCTGCCATTTCCTCCATGACCTCGTCTGCATCACGAGAGCCTGTACACCAGACAATCCCAGAGGCAAATAGGTCTGCAATAGAGTTTACACGGCTAATTTTGTCGTTGCCCTTGCTAGGTGTGTACTCAGACAGGGGCACTCCAATCTTGCGGAGTTCATAAATCAGAGGAGCCCCGGCGGCTCTCTTCTCAATAATCAGGGTGTCTGGTTCCCATTGTTTGTAAAGCTCTAAGGCAAGCTTCTTTAACTCTGGGAACTCCATCCTGCGTTTAAACGCATCAAGCAGGATGATGTTGGTTTGGTCTTTACCGTTTGTGTCCGGGTGGTCAAAAACTCCCCAAGTCGTACAAGCGGAGTAGTCCGCCCGGTTGTTCTTCTCAAAGGCTGTGTCCCAAGACTGGATGATGTAGTCACAAGGAGGGAGCTTTTCATGTTCCCAAATCCTCCACTGGTCGCGCTTGATAATTGCACCCTCATTACCTGTCGGGTTCTGTTGGTACTGCGCTTCCCACTTGGCTACGGGAATCTCAGCCTTGATAGCCTCCAGTTCCTTCTTAGACCAGAAGGCAGGCCACAGCGGTGTTCCAGACGGAAGAATCGCAGGGAACTCAATGACCTCCCAATCGTCCACCCCATCCCCGCCGGACTTCTTCAGAATCTGCCCGGTAAGGTCTCTCTTGGCCCACCGGGTCATAACAATAATGATTGCCCCGTTAGGCTGTAAACGCTGCCTAGGCCCGGAGGTATACCACTCATAGACTTGGTCAAACACCGCAGGATTGTTTTGTTTGGCTTCCTGCTCTGAATGGGGGTCATCAATAATAAGAAGGTCAGCACCCTTACCGGTCACTGCACCACCTACACCAATAGCGAAATAGTCACCACCCTTGTCGGTGTTCCACCGACCTGCTGCTTTGGAGTCACTCGATAGTTTGGTCTGGAACACCTTCTGGTACGTATCTGACGAGACCAGATTCCGTACCTTACGTCCAAACCCCGTCGATAGTTCTGCGGTGTGAGCAGTCTGGATAACCTTCTTCTCAGGAAACTTACCCAAGAACCACGACGGTAGAAGGAACGATGCAAACTCTGATTTGGTATGCCGGGGCGGCATATTGATGATAAGTCTCTTCAGTTCTCCTCTGGCAACTCTCTCAAAGGCATCTGCCATGATTTGGTGATGCTTACCAGAGATGAAGATAGGCCACATCTCCTTCACGAAGGGCAAGAAAGACTCCTTACATCTCTCTACCCTATCCATCTCCAACAGGGCAGTGATTTTCATCCTCTCCGCAGCAGGCACTTTGTCCACGATGCTGAGGTAGTCTTGCACTTCCTTATGGGTCAGGAGAGTCATAGACGGGAAATCTCCTGCACTGACCTATCCACAAGTCTGATGGAATGGAACTTGTAGGGCTTCAGGTCTAGGAGACCCTCATCCCGTAGCCGATGAACAATCCGGTGGATGTTGGACTTGGAAGACATTCCAACTCCCTTTGCTATCACCTCGTAGCTAGGCGACACACCATGACTCCTGATGTGGCTCTTGATGAATTCCAGTACCTTCTGTTTGCTCATACGTGTAGTTTAAACGTTTTTGAGAACGTTCGCAAGTGGTGTAAACAGAGATGAGAACGTTCGCATCTTTGTGCAGATTTTTATATATACCCCGGGGGTAGGCGTTTAGGGGACAAGGGGGTGGGTAGCTAGGAATCGTTTGAGTGGAATAGAGCGTAACGCAAAGCTGGGTCGATGCCGGGCCAAACAGGGTGGTGGGGGTACGGTGGGCTCGCCCTAGAGACCCCCCTGCCGTGTAAACGCACTCCCCCCTGAGATGCCAGTAGGGGCGCTACTGCTTCAGCAGCTTCAGGTGACCAGCCAGTGCTTGCTTGAGTTGCGCTGCGCTTGGTGCTGGTGCTTCTGCTGGTGCTGCATTGGTGAATGCACCTGATGCACGTCCCAATAGTTCCAATGCTTTTAGGCGTGAGCCCTCTTGCTTGGCTCCCTTGCTCAATGCAATGAGGCTCTGAATCACATACCTCTTGCTTGCAGCCATATCCTCAACCAGTGCCTCTTCTGTCTGCCCCCATGCGTCCTGCAACGCCTTGGCAACCAGTGGGTGCTTGCTCAGTTTGTATGCATTGGCACTCACGGTGTTGTCGTTACCCTTGTCGTTTGGGTATGCCTCTCTATACGCTGCTCTACTTGTTTTCCCCTGTAGCTTGGCTGCAATAAACATCTTCATTCCATGAGTCATCTCTCTATGTCTTACTAGTGCTACTGGAGACTGGCCCGACTGTTCCGCTTCGCTAGGGGTTACGGGGTTTTCAAAATCAGTATCGGCTAAGTGACCCTCATCTGCCCCGCTCTCAGGCGCTGGCTCATCCATTGCATCGAGGTCTTCAATCGTAAGCTTGTTTGCCATAGTCAACTCCTATTCCTGTACAAATACGCATCACTGTTTAAACACTCAGTATACACCTTGGAAAGTTATCCCCAGCTTTATCCACAAAAGTTATCCACAGCCTGTGGACAAAAAAAAGTTATCCACAAGCTTCTGTGCATAACTTTTCCAACCAGAGTTGCGAAAACGCGCTGGTGAGGTTTTCAGAGACCGTCCAAGGGCTAGGTAGCCTGAACCCCTAAAAACGGCTCTGAGGCCGTTTAAATCGATTTCGGGAGACAAACAGTTGCAACCGTAGTTATGCACTTTGGTTGCTTGGCATGGGCCGTGCTACGCGCGCGCATCACGCGATTGAGTCAGTTCTACGGTGTTTCGGTTAGACCTTGGTAGACCTTGGTAGAGTTAAATAAATCCAACTGTGGTTGCGAAATGCATGGGTTGGTGAAAAAAGGGATGTAAACGCTATTACATTTCGTTTCAAGGCAATATCGTTTGCCGGACAAACAAACCTCCCTTAAAGAGTTGCGCTTTGACCAGTCCACAGGCCACGGGACTGAGATGCTAGATGGAAAACACCACCGACTAAATGCCCGTGGTTGAGGCCCATCCGCACGGGGCCAAGAGAAGAAAAGACGGCGGCTTGTCTGATAAACATTTCAGCGGTTTGTCCTGCTTGCAGGGCCTACCAGTGCGATGTTGCACTTCATTGGAGACCACACCATGTTCCACGTACCAGCCCACAAAAATACCGATACCCCTCCCGCTCAATTTACCCCTAAGTGAGGCGCACCATGAGCAAGTTTCAACACTACACCGCACCAATGCTGGCCTACGCGCTGGCTGACTGCTACGCCGCACTAGAGGCTGGCAGGTATGAGGCTGACCATCCCTACGGGCGCAAGCTTTGGGCTGAGATAGATGCCATACGGGACGTGCAGATGCGCAACCGTTCAATTGCCAAGGCCGTGTCCCGCCGTATCAAAGCGGGAACCCTTGAAACCGCCTGACAGTCCAATGGTTTGCCCCGCTTGCGGGGCTTACCAGTGCGCTGTTGCACTGAACCGGAGACCATCCCATGACCGAACTGACCTTTGCCCGTGTACTTGAAGTGGCTGACCTGCAATTGAAGTACGCCATCAAGATGTTTAAACGCAACCCGTCCTCCACGTACTGGCACGTACTGACCCGTGAAATGCTGGTGTACCAGCAACTGCACTTTGTCAAGCCAGCACAAAAGGCTGCACTTGTCGCAGAACTCAACGTAATCTGCATTGGCAATTGGCCTGACGCGATTTTGAAAAACCTGCACGGCGTGACCGTTGCTGAGGCGCTTGAATATCCAGCCTGACATTCCAGCCACTTGCCCTGCTTGCAGGGCTTGTGAGTGCAATGTCGCACGATTACCGGAGAGATTTATGGTTACAGAAAAAGTCAAGGACTGGACAAAAGTAGACGCTGGCAAAGTACACGGCGAGGTGTACTACATCTATGAGGGCCCCACTCATTGGAGCGATAACGGCATCTGTTCGGTGAGCGTTCAATACGGTTACGCCAAGCCCCAAGCCAAGCTTTATTGGGGCTCAGGCGGAACAAACAAGGAATTTACTTCCTTGGATATTGCCCTTGCTATGGCTGAGGCATTTGCCCTTGCCGCCCGCCGCCTTGAGGTGCTTGCCGCCCAAGGTTGTGAGGTCTGACATTCCAGCCAATTGCCCCGCCAGCGGGGCTCTTGAGTGCAATGTCGCACTGCTACCGGAGACCATCAATGACCAACCACAAGCGCATTGCCTACCGAATCATTCGGGAACTGACCCTGCTGAGTGCAGTCCCCCGCGAGGCACTCCCCCATGTAGCCCGTGGAATTGCTAAAACCTACCAAATGCCAGCAAAGCCCATGCTGCAAGTGATGCGCCGATATGCCCGTCTTTATCGCTGAGAGTCCAGTCGCTTGCCCCGCTTGTCGGGGCTTGCGAGTGGCGCTTTTGCCATGTAACCGGAGAGTCAACAATGACCCTACAGAAAATCTACGCCACCCGTGAGGAGTGGCTGACTGCTGCTGTTGAAGAGTTTCGGGCGGTGTTCGCCGCTCAGGCCGTGCCTATCCCCGCCAAGGTGCGGGTCTCTTGCGGGTTCCCGTCCACTGCGAAACGCTCAGGCGCTATTGGTGAATGTTGGGCAGACACTGCATCCGCTGACAAGTCGATGGAAATCATGGTCTCGCCCGTGCTGTCCGATACCTATCGGGTCATCGATGTGCTGGTGCATGAGCTTTGCCACACCACAGCAGGGGCTATGAACCACGGGGTTGCATTCCGCAAGGTTGCAGACGCTATGCACCTGATTCCCTCTGCACTCAAGGGCTACAAGGCTACAAGTGCAGGGCCTGCGTTTAAACAGGCCTACGGGGCCATCATTGACGGGTTGGGTGAGTATCCCCATGCGGAACTGTCCATGTCCACTCGCAAGGTGCAAGCAACCCGAATGCTCAAAGCGGTTTGCCCCGCTTGCGGCTACACCATCCGACTCACCGCCAAATGGGCGGCGCGAGGACTCCCCATCTGCCACAACGATGGCGCAACATTTACT